GCGAAGCCGCCACGAGCTTCGTGTTCGCCGACGAGCCCGCGATGCCTTCCGGCTGCGAGCTGTTGGTGCCGATCGTGTACGCCTCCTCCTGCTTCAGGCCGATCGAGAGGCCGCACTTGTCGGCGACATATTGAAGGCCCGAGCCGATGCCGCCGTTGCCGATGGCGTCCTCGATGAACTCCTGAGACATCTTGGTCGCGGTGACATACTTGTACGGCACCACCGAGATGGCAGTCCCGAACGACGGATCGGTCGCGGTGATCGATCCGGCCTCGGCGACGAGCGAGGTGGTCGGCAGCGAGCCCTCGACCGAGATCGTGCGCTTCGAGTCGATCGTCGTGATCGGGCACATGCTGCGCAGGACATTCGACTGCTGCAGCTTGTTGATGATCCGGCGCTCAAGGTCGGTCGGGATCGCGGCGCCCGAGGTGCCGGTCGAAAGCGCGCGCATCTCCTGGGAGTCGCCGCGAATCACGGCATTGAGCCAGCGCTGGGCGTACGCCTCGCTCGAGCGGTCGTTCGCGTCGCCGAGGGTCGCGGCCTTCGGAGCGCGGGTCTCGAACATCGGCTGCGCTTCGAGCTTCGCCAGGCGAAGCTGCAGCGCCTGCAGCTGCGCGCGCTCCTCGATCGCGGTGAGGTCGGCGTCCATGCGCGCGATCTTCTCGCGCTCCTCGCCGGAGCCGCGCTTGGTGATCTCGTGGGTGTCCGCGTTCTTGCGGGCGGCGAACTGCTCGAGCGCCTTGCGGTACTCGTGCACGGTGTTTTCCATCTGGGTCAGGTCGTCCATTGTGAAATCCTCGTCATGTGAAGTGCGAGCCGCGCTCGCGCGGCGTCCATGGAAGCCGCGTCAACGTGACGCAGGCTCGAACTGGTCTGGGGATAGGCGGCGTCGACGACGATGCTCACCTCGACGAGCTTCGCCTGGCGGACGGTGCGCTCGGTGCGCGCCTTGTTCCATTCGTCCTTCTCGACGTAGAAGCCGAAGCTCATCTCGCCGCTGAGGTCGCCGCGCTCGATCAGCGCGCGCACGTCGTTGCCGAGGGTCGTCTCGGGGAGCGACGCGACGTAGTGGAGGCCGTCGGCCTTGTCCATGAGCGCGAGCGTCTTCGCGCGCGTGCGCGCGAGCGGCATCGACGGGTCGTGGTTGTAGAGGAGCTTGATGTCCTCGCCGAGCGACTTGGCGAAAGCGCCCGGCGCGATCTGCTCGCGGAAGGTGCGGCCGTACTCGCTGATCTCGCGCGACTGCGCGCCGTAGACGGCCGCGACGCCGCGCAGCGTGCGGCCCTCGACGGCCTGCTCGATGGATCCGATGTCACGCCGTGAAATCATTGGGGGTCCCCGCTTTCGCGCTTGTGTCGGTGCCGATGTTCGTCGTGCCGCCGCCCGTGCCCATGTTCTTGGCGACGATTGGCTCGTCGAGCCCTGCGAGCGGCTCGAGGTCGAGGCGCGCGCGCGCCTCGTTGCGGGTGAGGAAGCCCGCCTCGACGCCCGTGCGGAGCGCGGACATCTGCTCCGCGAGGCTCGGGCGCTGCAGCGCGTCGAAGTCCCACACGACCTCGGTGTACTGCGAGGCCAGCTTCATGCGGATCTCGCTCGTCCAGATCGACGACCAGTGCCGCATGCAGTGGTCGACGTACATGCGGCCGAGCCACTCCATCGACCCGTACGTGCTCTGGCTGTGCTCGCTGAGGTACGAGACCGGGACGCCGAAGACGCGCGACACGTCCTGCACCGAGTAGCGGCGCGCGGCGTCGATCCCGTCGTTGTCGAACGTGCTCGAGATGCGCTCGACGCGCATGTTGTCGCCGAGCACCAGCGGGCGGCCGGCGTTCACCGATCCGCTGTGCTGCTTCAGGTACTGCTCGGCGACCATCTGGCGCTGCTTGTCGTTCAGCGCGCCCGGATGCACCAGCGCGAGCTTAGGCTGTCCCGCGTTCTCCATCGCCTTCAGCTGGCTCTGCTCCTGCGCCGCCATGATCGTGAGCGCGTTGCGGCACACGCGCGTCGGGGCCTCGCCCCAGAGGCCGTTCCATCCCGCGGTGCGCAGGTGGAAGACCTGCTCGAGCGCGAGGTTGCCGAACATCGACGTGCGGTAGACGGGCTCGGCGCCCGTCACGTCGAGCGAGACGCTGTCGGGGTCGAGCGGCATCATCTCGAGCAGCTCGCCTCCCTGCGTCCTGTTGATGACGGCGAAGGCGTTGCCGTAGAGCGCGCAGTGCAGCGTGAGCGTCCTGCGGAACTCGAAGCCCGACATGTAGCGGTTCGGGCTGCGCAGCAGCGCGTCGCTCGTCGCGTCGCTCACGTCGACGTCGATGCGCGCGAGGTCGTTCGCGATCAGGTTGACCGCGCGCCACACGGGCGTGTACATGATGCTGTTCGCCGCCGTGACCAACGGGATATTCGCGGCCGTGTCCATCTGGAGCACGCCGTGGGTCGGCCAGTGGCCGACGAACATGCGTCGGAACAGTTCGCGCAGCATGGCGGGATCGTGGCCACGTCATCCCGTGCGGATTGCGCCTAAACCCATTCGTCGTACGAACTCGCGCGTTTTCCTCCCCAGACGTGGACGGCGATGATGCCGGCGACGAGCGGGTCGAGGATGCAGTACTCGCGGCTCTTGACGGGCCGAACGTTCCCGTTGCGGTCGGTCGAGGCGTGGGCCTCGGCGCACGAGCGCCGCATGATCGGGTCGTCGCCGATCAGGAACTTTCCGCCCGCCCACAGGTTCTGCCACAGCTGGCAGCCGGGGCCGAAGGTGCCGATGCCCATGCGGTAGGTCAGCAGCGGGACCCCGTCGGCGACCAGCTGCTCGGCGAGGTACTTGCTTCCCCAGGCGTCGTAGCCGACGGCCTTGATGTCGAACTGGTCTCGCAGCTCGAGGATGCGCTGCCGGATCGACTCGTAGTCGATCTCGCGCCCTGGCGTCAGGGTCAGCCGGCGCTCGGCCGACCACTGGCGGACGGGCATCCGGTAGTCGAGCTCGCGCTGCGCGACGTCCTGCGACGGCCACCAGTAGTGGCCCTGCATGGCGACCGTGCCGTCGCCGCGCGGCACGGCGACCACGAGCGCGGACATGTCCAGGCTCTTCGAGAGGTCGAGCCCGAGCCACGCCGGGCGCCCGCGGAGCTCGTCCCATTCGATGGACTTGCCGCCCGGCCACAGGGCCATGTCGAGCCACCCGCCCGTGTTCTCGTCGGCCCGCGCGCAGTGGTAGCGCGTGAACTCGGAGCGGCCCATGGCGCTCCGCTTCATGGTGTTCCACGAGCGGCGCAGCGAGACCATGTCCGGCTGGCCGTGCTCCATGCCGGGGTTCGCCTTCGGCCAGTGCTCCTCGTCGCCGACGGCGTCGCCTTGGTCGATGCCGTACAGCATCGGGAACATGGTGTCGTCCTCGACCTCGCCCGACAGGACGGCCTCGGCCTGCTTGACGAGCTCCGCGTAGTGGTTCTCGGGGTTGCTGCCGGGCGTCGAGATGATGACGCCGAGCGACTCGCGGCGCTTCGCGCCCGTGGTCAGCAGCTTGGTCAGGAACCTCCCCTTGAACTCGGCGGCCTCGTCGGCGATCCAGAGCGAGGGGTTGAGGCCGTCGAGCGACCGCTCGAGCGCGGGCAGCGCGTTGAACTCGCAGTCGTGGGACGGCCGCAGGACGCGGTCGAACCGCACCACCGTCGACGGGTCGCCGACGGCCCGCGCCATCGTGCGCGCGGTGTCCAGGCAGATGCCCGCCTGATCCTCGTTGTTCGCGATGACGTGGACGCGGCGCCCGTCGCCCTGCTCCATGTCCCAGAGGCCGAGCCCGGCGGCGAGCGTCGTCTTGCCGTTGCCTCTGGCGACCTGCAGGATCGCCAGCTTGAAGCGCCGGCGGCCGTCGGCAGCGCGCCATCCAACGAGGTTGCCGACCCAGAAGCGCTGCCACGGCGTCAGGACGAACGGCCGCCCTGTGTCCTCGCCGACGAGCGGCAGGCGCTCGAAGAAGGCGAACGCGGCGTCGACGGCCGCGGCGTCGAGCTGCACGTCCGTGCGCTCGAGGTCGCGCATGAAGCGGTGACAGGCAGCGTAAACCCATTTCCCACAAGGCCTTGCGCCCCCGAGCACGCTCTCGGCGTATGCGGTCAGGTCGTTCTCGGGCCTTGAGTTATCCACAAGTTATCCATTTTTTATGGGTCGATGGGCTCGGCGGGGCCCGATGGTCGATTTTTTGCCGTGGGCAAAGAGGACACGTCGGCATGTGGTCTAAAAGCGGCCTACCCCCCCCCTAAAATTGTGGATAACTTGTGGATAAGTCAACGGGTCGCGTGGCGGGCTTCGTGGCACTGGTTGCACAGGCTCGCGACGTTCGTGGGATCGTACATGCGCTCTGGGGCCGCATGGCGAGGCACCACGTGGTGGACGCACTGGGCCAGCCGCCCGCAGTCGACGCACAGAGGGTTGCTCTTGAGCCATAGGTTGCGCCATCGGCGCCACTTCCATCCGCAGTGCGTACCACGGTCACGATGCATCCGGCTCTTGGCATCCATCTGCGGCATCGGGGGCAGCTGGTGTCTGAAGGGCTCTGGCACGTGCCACCTCCTCGGCCAGCCGCTCGAGGTCTGAAAGCCGGCAAACGATGAGCCAGGGCTTGTAGCTCGAGCGGCAGACGACCAACGGTACGCGCTTGGTCTTGGTGCTGTCGCGGATCGCCTGATCCAAGAAGGCGTACGGGTTGAGCCGCTCGGTGCGCTTGACCTCGATGTGCAGCCCGGGCGCGTACTCGCACACGACGTCCGCGGTGCCCGCGCGCCCCGAATACTGGACCGTGCGCCGGCATTCGCCAAGGATCTCGGACAGCGCCTCCGCCGCCTCGAGCTCGCCCGCCGCTCCCTTACCTCTGCTGTGTAGTGCCATGCAGGGCATTATGGACTCTAAAGAGTCTCTTGTCTATGCACTATGCGTAGTTTCTCTGAATAGTTTTTTGCTCTCCAAGAAAAAGGCTTGAAACTGCAGATTTCTTCCCGTTACGCTTTGCGGCGCGCCGTCTGCGCGACGCGCCTTGCGTAACGGGCTCAATCCTGCGGTTTCCGCTTCTTCGGAGCGGGCGCCTGCCAGAGGTCGGAAGGGTTGAGACCATCCGTCTGATCGTGCCAGACTCTGGGCGGATCCACGTGCAGGACCTTGGGAGCGATGGCAGGCCATGACCTGCAGCGTGCCTGCATGGTGACGCAGCCCTCCTCCTCGTGCCGCAGGAACACCACGTGGCTGTCCGTAGCCCTGCCGATGGACCCCGCGCCAGCCCCGACGTCCATCGTCTCCTTGCCGCTCTGGCTTCCCTTGGTGCTGTGGTGCACGAGGATCGTCGCCGCCTCCGAGAGCGAGGCGATCTGGTCGACGTGGTTGTAGAGCGCCGTCATGTCGGCGTTGCTGTTCTCGTCGGACCCCTTCGGGATGAAGCGGTAGAAGGCGTCGACGACCACGAGGTCGTACGTCCCGCGGCCGGCGCCGCGAATGGTCGCCTCGAGGTCCTCGACGCTTCCCCGCGTCCCCCGGATGAACGCCACGTCGACCATGCGGGCGAGGTCCTGCCTATCGAGCCCGTCCTGAAAGGCGACCTTCCAGAGCCTGTAGAGCGCGGTCTCGGGGTGCAGCTCGTTGTCGATGAGCAGCACCCTGCCCTTCTCGCACTTGTGCCCGCACCAGACGGCGCCGCGCACGATGGCGCTGATGAGGCTGTAGACCATCCACGTCTTGCCGGTCTTCGGCGACGCGATCCAGTTGCACACCTCGCCCTGGCGGATCAGGCCATGCACGACGGGCGGGCGCAGCCGCGGCTCGGCCTCGGGGAGCACGAGCGGGCCTATCTCGAACTTTCGCGGTTCCATGCGACCTCCATGAGACAGCCAAGCCCGGGGAAGTCGGGTGAACTCCCCCGGGCCGGCCAGAAAGGATCATCGGATCAGAACGGGATATCTTCGTCGGTGATGCCCTGCGGGGCCGATCCCCTCGCGATCCCGCAGACGAGCCAGTCGGTCGATCCGTCCTTCTTCGTCCACTGCTTCAGCGAGACGGTGACCTCGTCTCCGCGCATGAGCGGATCGGAGGCCGAGATGACCTTCTCGTCGAAGCACACGAAGCGCTGCCCGTCGGCGAGCTTGATGCTCGCCATCGGCTTCCCGTTGTCGCGAACCTTGACATCCCAGAACGCCACCTTGCCCTGGACGGTGCGCGCGCCCGCCGGCGCGGGAGCCGCCTTGCGCGGCGCCTGCGCGGCCGACGGAGCCACCTGCTTGCCACCCTGCTCGATCCTGTCAGCGAGCGACCTGAGAGCCGCCGCGATCTCCTGCTGAGTCATCGGTCCCTTCCTTTCGCGCCTCGAGGCGCCGTTGCAGTGCTTCAATCCTGTCCTCCATCATCCTGATCATCGCGCCGGCCGCGCGCATGAGGTGAGCCGTTTTGCGGTCGCCGGCCTCCGTCGCCGATGCGCGGAGGAAGAGCGCATCGACGATGTCGTCGGCGTCGGGCGTGCGCTCGACGTCGGGCAGCGACGAGTAGGCGCTCCCCGTCAGCTGGACGCGCCCGTACGCCGACTCCCTGTAGCCGGAGTCGACCTTCATGCGGTCTCGCTCGAGCTCCTCCCTGTCCGTGCGGTCGCTCATGTCTGCACCTCCTTCTTCTCGAAGCAGTCCCAGACGAGGTCGTCGGCGACAATGGCCGCAGCGTCTTCCAGCGAAAGTTCCTCCAGCCTAGGATCAACGACCAAGTCGGTGTACGCCCGGCAATACATCCGCCGCGCCTCGTCGCGCTCGGCGGTGCGCTGAGACAACACTCCGTCGATGCCGTCGAGTGTTCGCTGCGTGATGTCGCGCGCGTCGAGTGCCGCATTGCGATGGGCGGTCATGCGCTCAAGATCGGCGGTGCGCTGCGCGAGGTCGGTGCGGAGCCTCTCGATCTCGTGCTGCGCGTCCGCTTCCGCACGCTGCGCTTGCATGGCCGTTGCAAGAGCCCGTCCGACTTCGTTGCTGTAACGGCTCACGGCTGCACCTCCTCTCGGTCGAAGATGCCGCCCTGGATGTCCTCGATCTCGGACGGCATCCGCACCTTCCGCGCATCGGGCCTGTTGATCGCGCGCGCCATCAGCGCCAGGGTGAACGTTGGCGGCATGTGCGAGTTGAGCAGCTGGACGCGCACGGACGCCGCCGCGGCACCGCGCTCCGGGTGGTCGTCGCAGATGATCTGCATGATGACGTGCCGCGTCCTCGCGATGCACTGCGCCAGCAGGTAGC